CTAGGACCAGAGCTATACCATTCGTAAGCTCTCTCCATAGCAGAGTCTGACATTGAGTCTTGCTCAGTATGTGGGTCATCGATAATAAGTAAGTCCGCCCCTCGTCCTGTGATAGAACCGCCTACCCCCGCTGCAAAATATTCGCCACCATGATTGGTCTCCCAACGGCCTTTAGCCTTACTATCTTCTCGCAATGTAACATTTCCAAAGATTTGTTTATACTCCTTGGTCGCCATTAAATTTCTTACTTTGCTACCGAACCGCGAAGCAAGTTCAGCATTGTGTGATACCTGCATTATTTTTTTCTTTGGATACTTTCCAATATACCAAGCAGGAAATAAATAAGATGCAAATTCAGATTTAGTGTGTCTAGGGGGCATGTTTATAATGAGCCTCTTTGCATCTCTATCTGCAATATCATGAAACGCTTCAGCAATTATTTCATGATGTCCTTTGCCAAATTTTTTTGTATCTTTACGATAAATAAAATCTTGCCACATAGCTTCAGCAAAAACTAAAAAATTATCCTGGCATAACTTGATCCACTCTAATTGTTTTTTAAGAATAATATCTTTTAATTCGTCTTCAGTTAACTGCTCAATATTCATAAAATTTTATATACCCCCGGGGGCTAGGGGACCCAATAAAAACAAAGGGTCCTTTTTAAACAATACACTAGTTCATACCGTTTGCAAATTAATTACGTTTATTCATATTACTTACTAAAGCCTCGCGCCTGTGCTTCTGGGGGTGATTTGCGTGGAACTAGCTGTGGTTTTTTGTGATTAATTTTCGTGGCTCGTATGAGCCTTCTAGATACACCAATGGCGCAATCGCGCCATTGGTTTGTTTATTATTATTCTTGTGTGTGTAGTGCTTGAACTAGTGTACTAAATTTCTTTAATACATTGTCCTTAAACTCATCAACAATAGGATTGCCAACATTTTCAAGTATGTGTTTTTCACACTCGCCCATTAGCAACTGAAACATAATCTCATAATTGAGTTGTTTCTTTTGTCCATTCTCAATAACCATATCAGCAAGTGATGTAGGTTGATTGTTGTTAAGCTTTGTACTCAATACATTAGCAATATTAATAAGATCATTATTGGGCATTGTTATCACTCCCTATTGCTTTGTACTCGCTGTATTCAATTTCAGTACAGAACTTGTTGAATAAATCATTATGAGCAATTTTGAAATTAGCAGTTTCAAATTTCTTCCTCTTACGATTTATCTTTTGTAATCCAAAACTATTACCTTGTTCATCTTGAACAATGATTAAGTTTTGATTTGATCTATCAAAGACATCAACAACATTCTGTTTCATTGTATCTAACTCTTTAGATAGTCTATTTGCTTTTAGCTTTAGTTGTGCATATGCAAGAACTACTTTTTTTTCTTCTTGCTTTAGCTTTTTTGCTTTTTGCATTTTTACCTCTTTATTAAGTTATACAAATCTTATGATTTGCCCTATCCTTTTATATCCTATCAATTCCCATTACAAGAACTAATTTAATTTTTTTTTATCTTTTTTATTAAGTCTATCAATAATGGAATTAACATTTGGCTCAACCTCTAGTTGTGCGTTTATTGTACTGAACAACTTCTCTATTGCGTCAGTGAACTCCTGCTGGGCGTCAGCCCCCGTCTTGATTGGCTTGTCTTTCTTTTCCTTTTCCAACCGAGAACGAGGCGAGGCGACATTGTCGCCTCGCTTTCTATCCTGTGCCATTACCAACTGCACCAATACTCAACGACTTTCTTTTCGTTGATTGCTTGTTCACAGAATTTCAAGAACTTTAAATCCTGCTCTTTGTAATCTTTAACCGATTCCTCTTGGAACTGTTGCCCCCAAAAGAAACCATCTTGTGCGTGATAGTCAGCGAAACCTTTTTGTATCTGTTCGCCTAATTCTTTCACGACATCTTCAGTCATATAGCATGGTGCTTCTTGGTCAGCATTGAAACCCAAATGTGCTAAAGCACCCTCTACTTCTACCTTTGGATTTTGTTCTGCCCATTTCCTAGCCATGAACTCCTGAAGTCTTGCGTGTTTTCTCCAAACGAAAACACCTGCCTTTTCAGAATAAGTATCATCACTAAAGAACTTATCCCAATCTATTTTTGTTCCTCTTATATGTGCGTGTTGGTCTAAACCCATATCTTCTCCTTTGTTAAGTTTATCGCCTCTCTTATCAAATCCCACCGAACAACGCAACAATTATCTTTTAGAATAATTCTAAACTAGAAAGGCAAATGGATTGGCGTCAGAACTACCAGCACCTGCTGTGCATGCACCCAGTGCCATCTGGATCCAGCTGCACGTGCCTTCCCGTCCGAGACGAGAACGAGCTTCATCCGAAGACTCCAACGAGCGAGAGGAGAAGGATGCTGCTGGCCACCAACGTGAACGTTGGGAACAGTGCCAGCATCACCAGCCAGACGAGAGCTACTGTCACGTAGTTTCTCCTGGATCACGCTTCTCAGGCGAGACCTCCGACTCTGACCAGCTGTTACCATTCGCAATGCATCGTGCTCCGGGGCCGCCAGTAAGCGCGTATACTTTGCCAGGTTCAGGTTTGTCCTGCACACGGTCCGAAGGGGACCAACCATCCGGTGGTGCATTCTGTGCATTAAGATCTTTAATTAAGCTTCGAAGTTTAGTTTTCATGTTGCTCTCCTTGTAAGTTACTGCAGCTTCAGGCTGCCAGTCTTACATAAGACCTGATGGGATATATGTCAAGCCTTTTCTTTCGAGATTCTCTTCAGGCGTTCTTCGTAATACCACTTCTTGGTATCGGGTAGTTCGCGTACCACAGCTTCTACCAGATCCTGAAGACTGGTTACCTGCTGCTGGAGCTCGTCTAACTTCTTGTTGTATGTGCGAGATTTGTTCGAGGTTCGAACGAAATCTAATGCTTCAAAATCTACAGCCATATCTTACCTCCTTTACCGACATTACCGATCCGTTGAGCTTTGTCAACGGCAACTTCTCCTGAAGCCAGTCTGGCGTCCCCAGCGTGCTGCACGGGGGGTACGCTTTGGTGCGAGAAGCGAGAACGAGAAACGGGATCTCGGAACGAGATCCTGATGCTGGTTCCCAGGCTACGCTAACAAAGAGGTAAAATGTAACGTAGCCAGGGAACGAGAACGAGGTTAAGCCACCCGAGCTTCAGGATCACGCTGCACCAGCTCCTGAAGGATGGCACGCTGCAGGTCCGGCCATTGGCCAGTGACCGAGAACGAGAACGAGGGCACCAGTGTACGAGGATCCGTGAACGCGGACACCGGTCTGTACAGTCTAAGGCGTCTCTTCGAGAGGGCTTCGCCCAAGTTCTCATGAAGTATAAATACTACTCCACCAGCTTTAATATATCTATTAATCCATACTATTTGCCACTTGTTTAGTTTAGGATATTTAGCACTATCAGATTTAAGTTCTATCCAAAAAATTCCTTGTTTTGCAACACCATGTACATCAGGAATACCATTGATTGTGCTAGATTCTATGCGGGTTAGGAACATATCAGTTAAGTTCTTTTTAACTTTATTCCACAATGCACTTTCTTGTTTCATATTAACTTAACTTTTTAATTTCTTTGATGACTGAGTTAGGTATGATTGTTGTATTTCCAATCGATTCAATTTCTTTACCACCATCTGCAAATGAGTAATCTCCAAACAATCTTGTAACTCCTTTTGTTTGAGACAGGAGATGACCTTTGGTGATGCACGTGGCCAGCTTAGCCTTCCTGACTTGATCAAATGTAGACCAACTCGAATCCGAGACTATGTCAAACCATTCGACAGATACCATAGGATACTTGTCTATTTCAGACTTAACTTTTTTTGGAATTGCTATTTTCTTTCTCATCAATTATTACCTCTACTACTCCAACTGATGTCATCATTGGATTATGTTTAGCATTGAACAACTTAATAAACTCTGACCAACTACTTTTCGACAGCTGTTGCTTCAACTTCAATCGTCTTGGCGTTGTAGCCATCGATTTTTTTCGATAACTCTTCCAATTTCTTTTCAAGTTGCTCACGTGACATACCCTCCAAACCAGTTACTGTTACTTCTTTCCTATCAACATACTGACCTGCTAACTGCCCAGATCTATATTCTGCATTGATGGCAGCAGCATACTGTTTATCTGACTCTGCCTTGTCTGCAATTCTTTCTAATCTTTTGTATCTTCGTAACTGATCTCCAGTGTATTTCTTTACTTCTTGTTCAAATCTTTTGTCATAATATTTTGCAACGTGAGGATTAATTTTTCGATTTAATAATTGTGATGCACATGACTTAGCACTATTTTCATTGGCAGCACTAAACCCTGCTTTCTTGTAAGCTTCGTGTTGTGTGATAGATCCATGCTCTGCTACCATGATCTCCACAAACATTCTTTGTTTTGGTGTAAGCTCTAGTTCTGTTTTGAGTGCGTTCTTCTTCATTTAACTTTGTTTAGATCTGATATAATAATTCTACGTTTCATTCTTATCAATTGGTTATTTTTGTCTGCTTGAAACTTTTTATCTACAACTCTAAAATCTGATTTGAGTTGATCTCTTATACCTGACCTAACATCTTTTTTAGCTTCTGCTCTTGTACCACCTTCTTTTTTAATAATCTCTGAAGTTTTTCTACCATGCTTAAAATATCTTTTAGCAGCACCTTTAATACCTTTTGTAAGTAATCCACCAATTAACATTTTTTTCATACCACCTGATTTAAAGCTTTGCGGTTCATCTTTTCTTCTTTTTAAAAACTTTCTTACTGATTGTGATATCTCATCTTGTATTTTAATTCTATCTTTTTTACTCAAAGGATTGATTTGTAATCCTTTACCTCTTTTATCAGAGGCATAGGCCTTACCAAAAATAATTGGTCTACCACCTGGAGTTCGTTTTCTTTTAGATCTCTCAATCCTAGTAATTATTCTTCTTCTCAATCCTGGCGTTGCTTTGATTTCAGCAGCTGATGTAAATTTAGTTCCTTTTATTTTTCTTTTAATATCTGCCTTAACTAAACTATATGGTACAACTGGAGTCTTTAATTTTTTGGCCCTCTTAACTTCAGACTTATGTTTTCTAAAAGCCTTTCTGAATGCTGACTTCGCAGTATTGAATATTAATTTTTTCATCATGATATTTTTATTATATAGATTTTTCAGACTAAATGTAATTACCCTAAAACCAACTGTTTGCGTTCCCGCAAGAGTGGTGTATCCCAGATACACCATAGATACACCACAGATACACCATAAAAACACACCTAAA